CACGGTGGAGGCCATCCGGGGCGGCACGGTGCAGGCCATCGAGGGCGGCACGGTGCAGACCATCCGGGACGGCACGGTGCAGACCATCCGGGGCGGCACGGTGCAGGCCATCGAGGGCGGCACGGTGGAGGCCATCGAGGGCGGCACGGTGCCGTCGCGAGCGGACATCAACCCGCGCTGGGTCGAACTCGGCGCGCGGGCCAAAGCCTACTACGCCACGAAGGACAAGGCGACGGAGCGTGCCAAGTGACCGTCCCTCTCTGGTTCTACGTGGCATCCCCGTGGATCGGGATCGCCCTCACGGCGGCGGTTGTCGTGAAGCTGATTCAGATCGGGGTGTTCCCCGGCTCCGCGTGGATCAAGGCGTTCATGCAGCCCACGGTGACCGGTCCGACGCCTGAGGAACTAGCGCGAGAGGCCGCCACCATCGCGCAGCTCAAGGCGACGGGCTATCGCATCCAGATCGAGACCGTCGATGACGGCAAGCCGATCGCGCTGCCCCGGCGCGTCATCCACCCGATCACCGTGTTCGAGCCGGAGCGGGAGGCGTTCAAGGCGGCGGCGAAGCGTCGGCGGCTGGCGAATCCGGACGAGGCCGCGTGATGGCGGGCTACGTCATCACCTCGGACGACGACGGGACCACCTTCTTTTTCATCGGGGCGCAGATGGGGTTCTGGGAGTCTGCCACCGACCTTGACCGCGCCCGGATCTTCGGCAGCCGGGCCGCTGCTGCCACGTTCATGCAGAAGGCGCACAAGCACCGCGAGGGCTGGCGCGTCGAGAACGTCAGCCGGTACCGGCGCGCGAAGTAACTCAGCGACTGTCTCGGCGCTGCTCTCCTGACTACCGAGACCGAAAGGCACTGACCCATGGCTCTGAAGATCGTCTCTGCGCTGGACCCGATCGAAGTCGAGTACCCCGTGTTCCTCATCATCGGCCAGCCTGGCGCGGGCAAGTCGACGCTCGGCTACTCCATGGCCGACCCGCTACTGCTGGACTTCGACAAGGGTGCGCATCGCGCGAAGAACCGCCGCGACACGCTGCAGATCGACTCGTGGGCAGACGCGGCCGAACTGACCCACGCCGAGGCGCAGCTCCAGCCGTACGCCTCGCTGGTGGTCGACACCGCCGGCCGGTGCCTGGACGTGCTCTCGACCGACATCGGCAATCGTGACGGCAAGCTGGCGCGCTCC